CATCAAACGATGCTTCATATACTTTACCGATCTCAGTAGTAATACTTTGACGGGCTGTTCCTTGTGAAGAACCAGAATTTTCTACTTCTAAGCGTTGGTTGTTAATAGATAAATTTGCATTACTGGCGATCCAATCATCTAACGCACTAGCGTCGTCAAATGTTCCGCTATCCACCAGTTCAGAGCCTATATACTGCGGCGTAGGCCACGGTAGGTTAGCCGATGGGATCGTGAAGGTTTCTGCCGCTCTGCTGACAGACGAGCCAGACGTTGGAATTAGCGATGAGGGTGTGGAGCCAGATTCAGTTTGCGCCCCGAATAAATAGATTCCAGAAGTGCCGTCACCTGTATAGCTAGTTGCATTGTCAGCATTGGCAACTTTAATGTCAGTAGTAGCGCTTGATGTTGGCGTTCCAGTAATAGAGCATCTGTACCAACCATTACCATAGTCTTCAATTCTTGCAGTGACTGCGTTTTGTACTGTACCTAAAACACCGTTTTCAAGATCGAACCAAGCCTGTCCGTTGCTAAATCCTGCAAAATTTATATTGCCCCAGCTTCGTTCTGCTTTTTTCATAAAGCAAGACATTGTGCTTGTAGTGCCGCCAACCGCTTGAGCGCCTTGTACTCTATGTGCGCTTCCAGATGAGTCTTCAATTAACTTGAAAGAGTTGGTTGTACCGTCTGGTGCTGTAATATTTGTTGCCGCACTGATGCTTGCTCCTGATGTAGTCCATGATCCAACACTAAAGTCTGAGCTATTAAGAATCAAATTAACCCTAGACTCAGACTCAGCCAGTACGCCCTCGTTAACCCATGCAGAGCCGTTGTAGACGTGGTGGCCTACTCTTGGGAGGTACTTGTCAGAAGACGTTGTAGGGACGTATGAGTCCCCACGATCAGGGTTGTCTACCATGCCGCCTAAGTCTGAACGGTAAGAGCGAATACGAGTAACGGTAACGCTTTCAGTTCCATCAGGATCAACAATTCTATTTATACCTGATACCTCAGACAAGCCCATTGTAAGATAGCCATTTAAATCAGTGCCATCTAATTCAAACTCAATAGCGCATAAAAACCCTTCAGAGGTAGCTGTGATTGTTGCTGTGTGTTGCGATGCTTCTGTATTTACAGAGCCACTTTGAATATCAAACACGCTTATTCCGTTTGCATTCGCATCAAAAATTTGAGTTTGCAGGGTAAGGTATTGAACGGTAGTGCTTGTTGTTTCTACTGCAAAAACATACGTTCCTTTTTGAGTAAAGGTTTGTAAAACACGAGCATAGGGCGTTTGAGCCCCTGATTGAGCCGTGGCAGTTAAAGTATTATTTGTTGTCCACGATGCGTCGTTAGTGCTTGTAAGAGATGATGATGGGGCCTCAGAGTAACTCAACAGATTATGCGGAGCCCACTTCAAAACTGGCATCTCGCGGACGGATACGTTGTCTATGGAGCCTACGAAATCATTACTTGCTGTCATGCGAACATCGTCAGTTCCAGCGCAGGTAATAAGCTCTCTGTATGTTCCTGTTGCAGTTCTGGTTGTTCCTACTCCATTCGTTCCTAGCCTTGCAGTAATACTACCTGCTGATCTGCTAACAACAGTAAAAGTAATTTCGTATGTAGTACCGATTGTCAGTATGTCTACTGCTTGTAATGCGCTAGAAGAAGACTGAGAGCCGTCAGAGCTAGCAACGCCATCAGCAATACTCCAGCCCGTACCCTTAGTCCAGTCCGAATCTGAGTCGAACCCACCATTGGTTACAAGCTGAGGCCCATAGCCGTCCGTCATAGTGGCATTGCCAGCACGGGCGTGGGTGACTGCATTAGCAAGCGTCTTACTGCCGCCACTGGCTAAGTAGTAGTTATCAGCAAAGTCCAACAGTAACTTCGGATACTTACCGCCAACACCAGCCTCTCTCAACTGCTGGTTGATACGGTTAGGGCTTCGCTGAATGTTTATCCCAATATTAACTGACACTAGTTAGACTCCTTCGGATAGCTTTCAATAGCGCCATCAACACTTGTCGATTGCACTAGCGATACTTTCACACCGTCTTTTGGAACAATTTTTAACGACTGAATTACGCCGTTTTGCGGTAAAAGACTGACTGACGACGCAACGCTATTAAAAGGTGCAACGCTTATCTGCTTTGATGTGAAACTCGCAGTTCCGCTGATTGTTGTGCCTGCATCTAAAGTAATCGCGTAGTTTGTCCGCGTTGGGCTTGTAAGGTTAATCATACGTGATGTCTTCTATCAGCTTTAGCTTGAACGTCTCAGTAGAAAATATGTCACCAGCCGCATCGGTAAACTCGATATCGCACGAGTGTGTGCCGACTGTCCAGCTTGCAGTGCTGGTAGCGGTAGCTGTTAGGCTAAAGACACCACCGCTTGCGTTAGTCACTGTCGTAGTCAGCGTGGCAATCAACGTCGTTTTCTGACGGATCTGCGCTCGTATGCTGAAATCAGATATGTCTACGGCAGTCGCATTTTCGGTGAGCGTAATAACCCACTCCAGCGTATCGCCTTTCTTGTGGGTAATCTCTGCCATGTTTAGCCTACTACGAGAGCGTGGATGCCTGTTGCAGTTGTGCCTGTGCTTTTTACGCGCTTAACTGAACAAGTCAGCGTGTGAAAGTCAGGTACAGTGACAGTGCGCTCGTTGCCGTCTACGTTAAGAAAAACAACATCGCCGCCAGTCTCGATATACAAGCCGATAGCGATATTGTTAGCGCCTACGTTGTCGGTGCTGTCGTTAGTCGTTACCTCAATCATGTCGTAAACGAGGCCCGACTGATTAGGTGACGCCGCAAATACAAACGGGTTTGCCATGTTAAAATCCTCCTGAGTAGCGCAATTATATCATTCCTTAAGGATCAATATACGCAAGAATGCTCGGCTCGTTGGTTTCGGTGTTAATGTATGAGGCAAGCCAATACTGCAACACGTCACTTAAAGACTGAGAGGCAACCGCCGCCTCTGCCTCTGCCATCGTGTCATAGGTAGCTAAAACGATTTCTTCGTTGTCGGTTGAGCGTGTATAGCCTAGCGTGAAACTCATAACTACCTCGTAAACTGTATCTGTCCCGCAAGGCCAACGCCCATTGTCGCGGTGCCACTCGTGAGATGGTAGTACTTTGCGCGAACACGGTAATCCTCTTCTGAATCACTTGCCGATAGCGGCTGAAACATAAAGTGATTTGCTGATCCCGTAATACCTAAAACATTGTAACGAGGCTCCGACAGTGGCGCATAAGTTAACCATGTGCCCGCCGATGTCCACTTGTCCGCGTTGTAATAGATGTCGCCCGAGCTAATAACCGTGCTACTTGCGTAGATAATGCGAGTCCTATCTGTGCTGGTTTGATATTCAACAGACACTACGTTGTATACAGCACTAGGTGAGGTGGCTGACGTCGCGATACCGCCGTACATATCTAGTTCCGCCATTACATTGCCAGCAACTTCGATGTATCGTGCGCCCTGCGCTACGCCATCATTTGCAACAACTGTCCCAAGTGATGTGCCTGTTGTCGCGCCTTTGCTTTTACGCTCTACTCTAACGCCAACCGTAAAGTCACCCGATGGATTGTTCGCGGTAAGCGTAAACATCGCCATCAGCAAAGCACGTTTTTTCACGTCAGACTCAGGCGCAGGCGTGCTAAATGAGCCAAACGTCGTTAACGAAGTTGATAGCGTCGTGCTGAGTGCATTGTAGATGCCAAACGTAATTGCCTCAGATACCGCGCCGTCTATTTCCTCTGACTTGGGTAGCTGAATGCTTTCGTATTCTGGGCCGACAGTCGTAGAGACGTTTCCTGAGAAATCCACAGCCTCAAGCCAAAAATACTTAATTGTGCCTTTGCCCTCGCCAGACGCGGCAGGGTATACAAACTCCGTGCCATTAATCTGTGCGACAGGGCTTGCAGGTTTCGTTATCGAACTAGCCACATAAATCTGCACATAGGCTAAGTCTGCGTCAGTTGGGTTAGTCCACTGAACGGTGAGGTTTTTCAGCCCGCTAGTAATCTCGACGTTAGTAACAGGGCTTGGTGCTGTTGTGTCGCCTGTAAATGGTTTGTTAAGTAGTGTCGCGCCTGTGCTGGTAACACCTAATAGATTCTGAACCTGTACGCGGAAGTCGTAGTTTTGCGTAACATCTAAGCCAGACAACAGAATGCGCGGCTCTTTAGTCTCTGCGTGAAAATAGTTAGTTGTACCGTTGACGTTGTAACGCACCTTGTAAAAATCAATGAATGCGTCGTCAGGTGCTGTCCAAGTGAGTTCCGTTGTGGTTTTTGTGGCACCGTCAGGGCCGAGTAAGGCGATTTCGCTCTTTGCTAAATTTGTTACATTGTTAACTGTGCGCCCGTCGTATAAATCAAGCACTCCACCGCTTAAAAAGTCCTGTTCGTCGCTGGTTGCCCAATCGTAGATAGCCGCCGCCGTCTCAATAAGCTGAACATTGACAGCAAGATCGCCGCCAGAATTAATAGCTAACGAGTAATCAATAACTTCAAAAATCTTTTCGTCGTAGCCCAAACGCTCGTTAGTCAGCTTGATCGTGTCACCGACTTTAACCTGCAAGCCTTTGAGGTTTACCGTCATTGTTACGACAACTTGCTGGCGTGACTTTAGCAAGGCTATTTTTGCGAGCCGCTGTGCCTGTCGGTTATCAGTAACAAAAGGCAAGGGCATATCTAAATAAATAGGATCGCCGTCCTCATCCTCGTAGCTAGAGCTAATCTGTGCAGGGTAATCGAGAACCTTGTAGTTTTTTTCTTGAGATACAAAAATGCCTTTAACACCGTTGTAGGCACCGCGCCGTGACTGCTTTGTTTGTGTCTGTATGTCAGATACGCAATCGGCCTCTGTAAATTCAATAGTAGGTGCTAAGTAAGCTGTGCCAGTGCCACTTCCTGCACCTGTAGCCGTAAACTCCAAATCGACAACATTGTCATCGGCACCAATAGCAGTAAAGTCAGTGTCTCCGATAGTAAGAATTCTGTACTTAGTGCCGACAACAAAGCTACCCGCGTCAACGGCAAGTACGCCTGCGGCATCTATGAAGTACTTCCCGCCTGAGTAGCTTACGCTTCCACCCATAGCAGACAAGATCTGCTCGATGTTCGACTTTATTTGATTGTCAGTGTTCATCACGCCGTTACATTCATAGCGTGTATGCGTCCCGCCGCCATTAAGTGCTACGTCCTCGTCACAAAGGTTTGCCGCCGCTGTTAAGGCTGTCTCGTCGATAAGCGTGTGATCCTCGCCAAGCCCGTACTTTTTATCTACTAAATAGTCACGCACGCAAAGCGCAGGGTTATCGGAGTAAGTCCATGTGGTGTCGTCTGTGGCGCTATGGCCGCTTTCTCTCGGATCGTAAACCTTTTTGCCTTTAACAATAGCAGTGATGTTAGGCACGCCCTGCGGAAACTTGTCTTGATCCCACTTGAGCTTAAAGTGAGCATAGGCCATGTCATTCAAAACGTGATTGTCAGTCCACTCAGAAAACGCGCTAACAAGCGTTTCGTCTGCTGTCGTCTGTGATCCATCGAATGTTGTCACAGTGACGTAACCAGTCCAGTCGCTTGTAACCGCACCATTTTCATACGCCCTGAAGTCATTGAACCAAAACTCTTCGAACGACTCGATTTCGTGAGCGGCGAACACGATCACAAGGTGCAGAAATTCGTTATTCGTTCCTGAATGCTGAATGTAAACGATTTGCCCGCCAACTCTGATCTGCCCATAGACTATCTGCCGTGGCCCTGCTGGATTCCTCGTGGTTTCAGTAATTCCCCTCAGCTGTGCGCCTAAATTTGGTTTAGGTGCTAAGGCGCGAGAAACCATAGACAAGCCAGCGCCAATCGCAAATGCGGTTGCAAATTGCGCGAACGTGATCGCTTGGAAGCCGATATAAGCCGCCGCACTTAACGCGCTAGATAGCCCTGCAACTGCCGCAATAGCCATGTATTTACCTCAGCATTAAAGAGTAGACGCGCTCGATTTCCTCAAAGCCTAGACGCTCTAATATTGCGTCAAAAGGCTGGTGCGCTTTTGTGTTGATATGTACTTTAGTAACGCCTTCTGCCTCTAGTGCGTCCAGCGCAAACTTAATCAGCTTCACGCCTGTCAGTCCCTTTCGAGCGGCCTTAGTCAAAAAGATTATGTCGTTGTTGGCAAACAAGTGATCGCGATAATGAAGCGACTTGCTAACGATGACAACAAAATAGCCCATGAGCTTGCCGTCTTTGCGTGCTGTAAACACGCGCAACGCGTTAATCTTGTCCAGCTCTGCGTAGGCTCGCCAATCAGGGTTAAGCTTTATCTTGTCTTTGTTGAGCGCAATCTCTTCATAATGTTGCTGTAAGAGCGGCTCTGCTTCCCGTTTTACCTGTGCTAATGCCTCTAGTGCAAAGTCCATGCTATGCCTCCTTATGGCCGCTGTGTGTTTTCCGCTGGGAAGTCACCGCCACCAGAATTTCCACCGCCGCTTGCGCCCACTTTGTTGCGGCCCCAAATGATTTCTTTTTCCTGCATCTCAGCAACAAACTCTAATCCCTTGTCATCGGGATAATCAATCTTTTGATCTTCAGCCGTATAGCGTCTGCCGCGTGTGCGCTCAAACTCGATTAAACGGTTTTCGACAGTAATTTGTATTGTCGCCGTCTCAGCACCGTCGTTAATTACCATCGTGTCCATGAAGCCACTGAAGAGAATGACAGGATTAGCAGTGACATCACCCTCTGAGTCGATAGCACCTAACAGCACTTTTAGCTCGCGGCCTTGATAGTCCTCGTCCCTAGCCTTGCTAATTAGCGGCTCCGTAATGCCAGACAAAGCAACAGTAAGGCCGTTGGCCTGTAGCTCTGCGCTCTCTGCAATTTCACCAATCTGCAACAGCGTACCTGCGCCAACATACTCAACACTATCCACCGTTAGGTTACCGATGCCGCTCCACAGGTTTAGATCGCCGCTATCAAATGCACATTGCACAAGCGTAATAGGACGGACTAAATCGGCAGTAACTGCCGACTTCATCGCCGTTGTTAGTTCTCTACTCATATCGCCTCAACGCACGCAAAGGTAAAGCCGTACAAGCTGGCTTGATTTATGCTCCACTCAATCTCATTAGATGCAAGTCGCCATGAGCCTTTAGGCAGTGAAAAGTCCATCGAGGTAGTAGCAGTGATCGCTGTTCTAAGTGGCGGCATGATGTCAAAGGTGGACTCTGCCACCTCAGTGATAATGTACAGGACACCATTAACCTCGAAGTAGTCACCAGCAACAGCACCCGCTACCGATCCCGTCACCGTTGTCGCGTTACGCGCACCGCTGGTAATCGTGCCGACAGCCGTGACATTGTGCAGAGGATTGCCCATCGTAAACGTGTTGGCCTGCCCTCTGAGTGACGCAAAAAACGCTTCCATCTGCTTGGCATCTGATCGGGTTAACGGCGGCAGTGTTACCTCAGCCTCCCACCTTACGCCTTGGTGCTGATAGGTTTGTTGATCGAAAGTAAAAGGCGATTGACTAACTGACGTTGCAGAGCGAAGCCGCATCGTCATCGAGGTAAAGCCGATATCAGGAAACGCCGCCATTATGCACCCACCATTGCCTTACTAAAGCCACCGCCACGCATCCTAGAGTCTGCCACAGCCGCTTTCGCCGCGTCACTAATCTGAGGCAGTAAGTTAGCTATCTCAGCACGTACGGTTTGCTGTACGCCTGTCGTGACGTTAATGTTCTGCACGACAGTAACACCTCCACCGCCTAATTGGTTGTTAGGAACAATGCCGCCTGTTGAACTAGGAACAAACAGCTCAGGGCCACGCTCACCTACTAAGTAGGGCTTGCCGCCCGTTACGGGGCCGCCTCTTGCGCGAGCGTTAAAGTTCGTTGCTTCAATCCCTAGGAAATCTTGATCCGCTTGATAGTTGCTGATTCCTGTCGTTATAGCGCCAAAAATCTTCTGTGTAATGTAATACTGCACCGCCATTCTAATTAAGTCGTCTACAACTGACTTAGCCATGCTCTTGATAGCATCAGCAAAGTTTTCTGCGCCTGTGATGGCATTAGTGAACCCTGTAGTGAAGGCGTTCATCGTGTTGTTAGCAAACTTGGATACTAAGTCCTCTGACTGCGGTAACTGCCGATCTAGTTGTTCGAGCGACTCAAGATACTTGTTCGCAATGTTGCCGTCACCGCTTACTGGTGCCGCGCCCAAAACAAGATTAAAGCTTTCTACCTTGCCCATGATTGTCGCAAAAAGCGCGTCCAAATCTTCTTGAGTAAACCCAAGAATCTTTTCGATTTCTGGTATGCCCGATTTACCTTCAACAGCTGACATACTAGCTCTGAGGACTGCAACTTTTTGCGCCAATTGTTCTTGTAGCTGTAAACGTCTTTGTGCGTAATCTTCTTCAGTTCTTAGGCCTTCGTCTTGTGCGCGAGTGAATGTCCTATATTCGCTTTTAGTTAGCTCGAAGCCTTCTTTATACCGATTTTCTGTATATTTTTTAAAAGCCGCTTCTTGCTTATCTAACAATGCAATTTGTGATTCTGCGCTTCTTACCGCCTGCTCGTCGCCTGCAAGACTTAATCTAGCAATATAGGAATTTGCGACGTTAATGCCTGAGATAATTTTATTAAGAATTCTAACGATGCCATCAGCGCCACTCTGCACGCCTTGTATAAGTGTTAGAGCAATACTTTTGCCGACTTCTGCAAAACCTTTTTGTGCATCACCAAAACTTATTAGCGCATCTGACAAAGACTTAACAATATATTCAAGCGCGGGGGCTAGGGCCGCCGTCGTCTGATCTAAAATGCCTTTAAATATGCTGTTTAGCTTAAGGAATTCATTGTTAGCTTTCTCGACGCCTGCCGCCGCCTCAGCAGACATAACAACGCCAAGTGCCTTAGCCTCACCAAGCATCTCGGCAAGTCCGCCTCTGCCCTGAGAGAGCGTATTAACAAGCGCGGCACCCTCTGAATCGAATAGCTTAAATGCTATGCGTAGCTTGTCTGTCTCACTTTTAACGCCTTGGAATGCGTCGGCAAGCACAAGCATCTGCTCATCAAGGGGTAGCTTTACGAGATCGCGAGCATCAATACCTAGCTCACGAATAGCGCCTTTTGCTTCACCCGTACCACTGGCGGCCTCTGACGCTCGACGGCTAAACCGTTGGAGCGCCATGTTCATCGTATTGACTTCGACGCCAGTTAGTTTGCCCGCGTATTGCAAAGCACTTAGGGCTTCAGTTGTGGTGCCGATTTTGCTCGCTGTTTTGGATAATGCGTCTGTAGCTAGTAAAGACTGACGGACGAGCAACGTCATCCCTGTCGCGCCAAGCAATCCAGCTAATAGGGTTTTCAAAGACAGCAAAGGGCGAGCTATAGCGCCTAACCCTTTGCCAATACTGCCCAGAGCGCCCCGTGTCTTGTCTAAGGCGGTAATTCGAATCTTAACGTCTTGAGTCGCCATCAGCTTGCTCGCTCATAATCTGGAAGTAAGCGAGCCACTCGTGGAACTCAGTAACTGATATCTGCTCGACTTCTTCTATCGTCTTATGTAACCGATCAGCCAAGGCAATTAAATTCATCCTCGACTGATCGGCCTTTAGTTTTTTGCTAAGTCCTCCACGGACTCAATGGTGCCAAACATCTGGTTAGCGATTTCGGAAACAACGGTTGTCTCCTCTGCCATCAGCTCGACTCTATCGTCTGCCGCAGTAAACAGGCGCTCACCGTCCTGTGACTCTGCCTTCATAACAATCAAGTCAACCATGCTAGCAATGCTTGGATTCTGCAAAACAGCAGGGTGCTTGCGTTGCAGTTCGTTTAAGTCGTAGCAGGTAATAGGCCGACAGTATAAGACGAAAGCCCCATCGTCATCGGCCCACTCAGCAACTTCGATCTTGCGCCGCGACTGAGTGCGACGCTTACGAAGCTCTTTAGCTAGACTCACGAGCTTGCGGCCTCAGTAACACCACCAGAAACTTGAGCGCTAAATGACGCCTCAACGATTCCATCGTAAGAGCCTGATACTGTTTTTGAAGTAACAAAGGCTTCGCCCGTGTACATTTTGCCAGTACCAACACCTTCGGGGTGGATCTCAAAGTCAACGTGTGCGCCTACGTCAAAAATAAGCTGTTGTGCGTCTGCACTGTCCCAGAGGGCATCAACTGTAACGGTGCCATCAGTCAAGCTATTAAGATAGCTTTTGGCTGTTGCGCCCATAGTTGTTACGTCTAAAGTGTCTGCTGTTTCGTCAACACTAAACGAGCGAATCTCTCCGACTGCCCCGACTGTTCCATCATGAATAGCGATCTTTACTACACCGCTAGAACCTTTTGCGATTGCCATTTACTTTCTCCTGTTACGCATTTCCGCGTGTGTAAAAATATTCAACTTGTACCGTGACGATCACGCCGCCAATAGGATCTATTGTACCATCATCCACCTCAACGCTAATAACTTGCGTATCAATGGCGTGCCCGCCTCGCGTCCTGTCGATGTCCAGCCTTTCGTCAATTGCCTCAATCAACTGATTGCGCGCCGTGTCGATGTTCTTGTGTTTGACGAAGCAAACTAGCTCATAGTCCACTGTGGACATGCGGCTAGACATACTCCCGCCAATAGATGAATCCTCACGCGTCTCGTTGGCTGTCCTTACAAGTATCGCCGGAAACTGTGCGTTAGATAGCTTGTCAAAGTCAAAAGGCTCGCGTGTTACCTTCTTGACGTTAGGTGCAGTGATCGCCTGCAACTGAGTAACTAGGTTCGCCGCCACATTCTCTCTAACACTCATCGCCGCCGATCCTTAATCTTAATACCTGAGAAGTAGACGCTAGCTAGTTGCTTCTGTTCGTCTCTGCTAAAGCCGAAAAACTTGCGCTTTTCGTTAACCATAGCCGCCCGCTTTGCCGCGTCAGCTCTGCTAAAAAATATCTCGCCTACGTGCCTATTAACCACCTTGCCTTGTAATGCGGCCAGCATAGAGGGACGTTTGACGTAGCGTTCTTTGACGCTACTGATATTTACTGATCCATTCGATTCCGTTGCCGCCTTGCGCTCATAGCCAAACTCTAAGGTTACCTTTGAGGTTTCTAAGCCAAGATCCCTACGGACATTAGCCCAGCTTTTCGAGTAGCTTTTGAACGCGCCGCGAATACCTTTGCCTTGAGCCGTGCGATTTTCGATGATCTCAACGCCAGCTAACACCGTGCGCGTCATAGCCCGCTTCTTGCTGGCCTTGATGTCCTTCGCGATGTCTTTAGTGACTCGCTCTAGGCGCAGTGGGTTAGTGCGTACTCGTATCATCTATCAAGCCGATTCAGTGCAATAACTTCTTTTTCTTTGTCGGTGACAGTGCCGTCGTTGTCTGCGTCGTACTCTACGCCGTCAGCAAAGATCGCATCTAGCTCCTCACCGTAGCGCACCTTGTAGAAATCAATCATGCGCAAAAATCTGTCGTCGTCTACCCAGTTGGTTAGCTGGGGTAACGCGTACTTCCACAATACAAGGTAGGCCGCTGATCGCGTCCACTGCGAGTCAGTCAGATAGCTCGCGTCCATCTCGCCTTTGATGCCCTTACGGTGCCACCAGCGATTACGGATCTCGCGCTCTATGTCGGCCTGCGCTCTTGCGTGCTCATCGGCAAACGTGTCGATGCCAAACTCTAAGATGTCAGGGATGAGATCGGTTAGATCGGTGTCTACAGAAAATGCCATTTGCTCACCACTTCACTTTAGCCGCCCAATAAATGGGATCGAATACGGTTGCGTTTTTAAGGTTGTCGCCGTGGCGTGCGTACCATGCTTTGCGCATTGCTTTACTACGCTCTGACTCGCCATCTCGTGGCGGGTATGTTTTCGCACCCTGTGCGCCAAACCTTACTATCTTAATGGTGTCGCCTTTTTTAGCTAAAACAGCGTGAGACTTGGCAGGGTGATTACGTGTGCGCTTAGGTACGTTGTAATCCTCAAATCGCTCGCCTCTGTATACGACTGCCATATAAACCTCAAAAGGAAACGGCCCCGAAGGGCCGTGTATGCCTTAAAGTGCCGCGTCGAACAGCAACTCAACACCATAGTCGTCATCAAGCTCGCCAACGCCGTAGATGGCAGTAGCGTTAAGCTCGAAGGCACGAAGTGATGCGTCACGCTGTGTCTCAAGGTTAAAGTCACGCTTCATGGCGATTGCTAGGGCTTCTGGTACGAATACCGCGCCTTTCGCATCGTCAGAACCGTCGATAGACACGTTGCTAGACTCGTAGATGTCGATGCCGCCGATCTGGCCAACGTATGCGTTACGCATTGCGTCGTTTTGCAAGTCACCACCGTTAGGGTTTACAAACGTGTTAGTGAGGTTGGCTTTCAACTGGTACGCGTGATATGGGTGTACCACAGCCGCCATTTGTCCGCGCGCCTTGTTTGTCTTAAGAGTAGCCGCCGCTTTCATTAAGTCAGCAACAGTGATCTCAGTGCCTGCACCGCCCAAAGAGCTAGAGAAGCCGTCGAACAATGCGATTAGATCAGTGTCGATCTTAGTAGCGATTGCGTTACCCAATACAGTGCCAAGCTCTTCAGCAGGGTTACCAGCACCCATTGCCGCAAGATCAGTCAGAATAACCTGCGCACCAACTTCAGAGACAGTGATTGTCTGCGAAGTAGTAGACACAGTGGTAGACGACATATCAGTGCCCTCAGTCAACGCGCCTGCGGTGATTGCTGGGTACTTGGGTACTTGTACGGTTTTGCCAGCTTGGTTGCCGATGTCGTAACGAGTTACGAGGCCAAGCATGAGTGATTCTTCTTCAGCAGTGAAACGTGCCTGAAGGATGATATTTGCGAACAGATCGTCCAGCGTTGTTGAAGTAGTAGCCGCCATGATGAAGTCTCCTATAAGTTAGCGGTTAGCTTTTTGCGCTAGCTTGTATTCACGAAAAGCGGCTTTTCCGCCTTTATCGTAATTAGCTAGCATGTCAGCCGCCGACATAGGTTTCGGCGTAGCACCTCCAGCCGCTCCCATTGATCCAGCGCCGCCCTGCGATGCCTTCACAAAATGTGGATTAGCCGTTAGGAAATCAGATACAAGCTCATCGACTGTCAGCAGTTCACCTTTGTCGTTATACCTTGGCGTCCCGTTAGTATCGTAAACCTCAACTGAGCCATCTTCAGATAGCTTAACGGAGCCTTTCAGCAACTGACTAACTTGCTCTGCTGATACAGCGTTGTTCCTGCTTGCGGCTGTAAGTAACGCGCCATCGACTAAGGTAGCCTCTAGGCGTGACTTGTAGCCCTGTATTTCCTGATCTTTCTTTTCGACAGTATTACGCAAGATAGATTCAAACTCACCGCGATCCTTCTGTTGCTCTAACTCAGCTTGTTGCCTTTCGGCCAACAGTTGGCGCACTTCGTTTACGTCGATATCCTCGTATTTCTTTTCGACTTGCCGCTTAGTGCGGGCAATCCGATCAGACACGATTCGATCTAACTCTTCTTGTGTGAACGTCTTAGTTTCCTGAGTTTCTTGCTCTTCAGCTACGGGCTCAGTCACCGCTTCCACCATGATTTCATCGCTCATGTAACGTATCCTCTTACGAGTAGGGTTAATTGTATCAAATTAGCGTGATTTGCGCTTTTTCTTCTTTTTGTCTTTCTTGTGGTAAGGCATGTTTACTCTCCTTCAAAGACAGGCCGAAATCTGTGTCTGCAATTATACCCGCCTCCAACAACAAACGGGCTACCTTCGCGCTTGCCGCTCCACTCGCCGCTCCACGCTTCGTTAATCTCTTCAATCGTCATCGTCTTGCCGACGTGCTTGTCACAATGCTCGCGGGTTTTGCTGTCGTCAGGGCCGTAATACTTAAACCGTGTTGCGCCTGCGCCTAGTGACATATTAGCCGTAATTGATCTATCAAAGTCCATCAGGCCGTCGTGCAATGCCACCTGTGCGTATCGCCCTAGATCGGCGTCTACACTGTTGCGTATCTGCTGTACGCTATCAGCAAAACTCGCGCCCGTTAAGGTGTTCTTGTATACCTGCGTCGCCACCTCCTCGATAAACTCTTCCCCCAGAGCCTCGAAGCCGTTAAACGTAAGCTGTTGCAACTGACTAACGACTGCGCTGTCTAGCTGTGCGAATGCCGTGTAGTTGCCAAGCATGGCCTGCGCCTCTGCCGCCACGGTTGCGTATTCCCTCAGTATGTCGTCAATCTCTGTCAGGTACTTTTCGCGAACAACCGATGCAATCTCAGAGCGTGCGTTTACTGCCCACTCTAAGTCAAACAGTTGCCCATCACGCAATGGAGCGCCAGACATAAGCTGGATGATCTCTTGATCTAGCTCTGCAAGCGCCTGCGCCAGCCTGCGTTGGTGACGCTCGGCCCGTGCAATGACAGCGCGAGCGTGATCGGTATCAGCCGCCATTCTCTACGACTTCAGTAAATTGGCCGACAGCGCGTTGTGTACCTTCGATCTCGTCGTGCGCTGATGCGAGTAGCTCGTCGTCGAGAATCAAGTCTGCGATCTGCTTATCAATTGCCTTGGCAAATACGTCGGAGCGAACGCCCGATGCTTTCGCCTGCTGTAGGAATCGAAGCTCTGATTCGTAATCTCGGATATCGAAGGAATCTGGATAGCTGATCTGTACCTCGTGCGGATCATGCCCCTGCCATAAGCAATAGAACATCCACAGTTGCTCTTCTGCCAGCTCTAAAATGTCGGCTTTCTCTGACAGCTTGGCGTTTAGCATTTGGAATTCAGTCTGCATCGCTACGCCTGATTGCAAGATTGCCTCTGTGCCACGTACTGCGCCCATGTGCGCCATGCGGTTAATCGACTCGATCTTGTCGGTTATAGATGCGCGGATAGCGTCGAGGTTAGCGCCTGATGGCTGTAGCTGGTACGGCTTTAGCCCTGCATCGCTGTCCTCAGAGATATTGATAACCGCGCCTGCCCCTGCGCTTGCGTCAGTCTCGTATGTCTTAACCAGCGTTGGGTGATTAGATATGCGAATCAGTTGCTCGATCTCCGACAGCTCCTGATAGATTGCCTGTTGCATATAGGCGATGTCGCTAATGTCACTGATACCCATGCCACGCACCACGGATCGGTTAGCGGGCAGGTTAACAGCAGGAATCTTGCCGATAGGGTTTTCGATCTCTTCTAGCAATGCGGCATCTGCGCCGTCGTAACGTATTAGGCAAATCTTGTCTTTGTACCACTCGCGGAAGTGGGTAACCGTTGTCGTGCCATCTACGCGATCAACTGACTCACGAATCTTTAGGTATACCAGCTCATGCCGTCCGCTCGGCTGTCGCTCCCATCGCCAATCGTAGACGTTCTCAGGCGTAATCAGCGTGACGTAGGGCCGTATTTCTTGCGCCATCTCTTCAGCGCGTGTGCCTGCGTTGGACTGCGGCTTGTCCATCATTAGCCAAACGTGCCCGTAAACACTGCTCCAAATCTGAGCCTCACGCATAAAGCTATTGAAGTTCTGGCCGTCAAGGTTTGCGTCTTTGATAAACGCTTCTAGATCGGCACTACCCTCCATGCCAGCGAAATTACGAGTAGGCGCAACACGCCACAGGAACGACGAGTAGACATGCACGACGTTACGACAGTGATTGTCTAACGGAGTAAGCGCCAGCCTGCGGCTGTAGGCGTTCTTGTCCTCGTTGAGGTAGCTAGTTAGGTATGAGCCGTCGCGGTAATCCTCACCGCCCATGTAACTCCTAACGTAGAACTCCCAGCGGTTTACGTTGTTCTCGTAATCGGGGTGCTGGTACTCGATATCATGGTTGTAGATCATGTCCACCTCTGCGGCTGTACAGGTGTATGCGCCTTTTTGATTGGGAATAAGTAATCAACCGCATAGCCCAGTGCATCATTCATGTGATCGAATCCGTCCTTTTCGGGTTGGCTAGTGCCTTCCTTGTATGTGTGACGTTCCAAGCTCTCGATCACCTTCTTGCACTTAGGATCAACGTACAAACGCCGCTTGCCATCGCTACTCTGCAAACGTGCGTTCACCGCATTTATACGATCCCTAATCTGGCTGTGACTTGTCTTGGCGCGTACCTCAAAGCCTGCATTCTGCAAAATAGACAGATCAGTTCTACCGCCTGCGCTTGTTTTACGCTGACGACTAGCTGGATCGGGATAAATTATAACACGCGACTGCCTGCCATACCTCTGCCGTATTTCGTCAACCATCTCGTCGGTGTTTGAGCCGAACAAAACGATCTCATCGAAGACGTGCAAGGTGTCACCGTGTCGCGCCATTAAAACAGCAGACATCGGATCAATGTTGAAGTCCATGCCTACGTGTATGACACCGATATCGTCGGTATGTCTTGCAACTGACTCTTCTCGCTTGAAGTTGTAGTAAATGATTCCTGAGTAATTGACGAATTTTGCACCGTATTCTTGCTCGAAGGTTCGCTCGTCCAAGTCCGCTTTAGCTGACTCAATTTCTGCTGATGGGACATTGCCGCCTTCAAGCGTTGTGTATTGATGTGAACTCCACCCGTCATCGTGATCTACTCCCTTGCCCCATAAATCGTAAAAGTGATTGCGGCCTTTCGGTGTGCCAATGAACAGTGCACCGCCTTGCCTATCAGATAGCGATGGGCGTATTACCTCAAACCACGCCTCTTTACGCATATCTGCAAACTCGTCCATAACGACAAAATTCAAAGATCGGCCCCGTAAGTTATCGGGCTTCTCTGCGCCTTTCAGCGATATGCTTGAGCCATTCAGAAAATTGATCGTTAGCGACGTTTCATTTGTGCGTTCGATGTAATCTGAGGGGATCTGACTAATCAGCATCTCCCAAGCTATTTCCTTAGCGGCCTTATAGGTGGGCGCGACATACCACACGTTCTGATCTTTGGCGGCCAAGGCGCGAGCTAATAGCTCTGCCGTGCTTAGGAATGTCTTGCCGAATCGACGCCCTGCAACAACGACACGAAAGCGTGTTTCATCGTCGAATATTTTAGTCTGCGGCTTCGTCAGTATCATCGCGGTTCAGCTTGATGACGATTGGCGGCAAATCTTGCGCCTCTGTCTGTGCCTCTTTCCATCCTGCCTGAGTCTTTAGGTAAAAAATCGCCGCCGCTGTGTTGCCCGATTTCGCTTGGCTGATTAGGTTTGAGCCAATGCCTGCGATAGCTTTCGCCTGTCCTTTTTTATAGTGTTCGGAAAGACGCTCATCACGTTTACGCATTTCATAGAACGTCGTGCGGGATATGCCGAAGTAGTCGGCTATCTGATCAGTGTTTAACACTGCGGCAAGCGTTTCGACTTCGCGTAGTTGATCGTCTGTTAGCTCTTTAAGAGGACGGCCCGTCTTACTCATCAAAGGCCACTCCAGTGTCGGCGTGTATAGCCTTTTTGCCTGTGTAGTCCTGCCAGCGCTTAATAATCACGTCGCAGTATTTAGGATCAAGCTCCATGATGTATGAGTTAATGCCATGCTTTTCTGCCGCGATTAGTGTTGAACCTGAACCACCAAAAAAATCGGCAATCGTTCTTGCGCTTAAATTGAAGCGTTTGATTATCCATTCCATCAAAGACACAGGCTTCTGCGTAGGATGCACCCTGTTAGTTTTTTCACTAGCCTGCGTAAACTGACGCACAACACTTCGGAAATTTGCCCATGCAAGCTCACAATCAGTTTGATCGCTTTGCCCGTTGTTTTTATCCCATACAAGCCAGCACTCACTGTCTGGCAATGCACTGCAATAGTAATTTGCGCCCCACCAAATTTGCTTGGCACTTGGATATAGCGAATAAATGAGCGTGAATGCGTCTTTAGCAACCGTTGCATCGTCATCGCCTAAAATGTCGCCGTCATAGTTTTTCGATAAGACAGCTGACTTACTCACCGCGTTCATGCCGTATGGAGGATCAGTGTGTATTAAATCTATATAGTCGCCTTGGGTGAGCTCATGTATATGCTCAGGATTCGTTGCACTGCCACACATAAGCCGATGATTGCCTAGCACCCATATATCGCCCTCCACCGTTACAGGCGTCTCAGGCACATTAGGCACGTCATCCTCGTCGGTTAGTCCCTCTACCTGCTCAGGCTCTAGAAGTTGGGCAAGCTCATCGGAGTCAAAGCCAATCAAGTCCAGATCAAACTTTAGCTCCTGTAAGCGCCTTAGCTCTGCCGTTAGTGCATCGGTGTCCCAGCCAGCGTTTAGCGCCAGCTTGTTGTCGGCTATGACGTAGGCTTTTTTCTGCGCCTCAGTAAGCCCCTCGAGGGTAATCGTCGGCACCTCGGTTAGCTTCAGCTTTTTAGCCGCCATCAATCGCCCGTGGCCTGCAATGATGCCTGCCGCGTCGTCAATCAATATAGGGTTAGTAAAGCCAAACTCTTTGATGCTTGCGGCTATCTGCGCCACCTGCTCATCTGAGTGAGTTCGGGAATTCATTGCATACGGAAGCAAATCCGTAGTTGGTACATAGTCGATTGATAGACTCATATTTTATAAAGGTGACGGTATACCTTCAGCCCAATAGAGGCCATGTGTTTGCCCGTCTCTTACTTCTCCGCGTTTAATGTCTTGGTGTGACATGGGGTATGTCTCCACTGCCCCGTCGTCAAATGCGACAAGGTAAGTGCCTTCATTTCGTGGCATACCGCCCTGTGTTACGGGCCGCCAATCTATTGTTACTGTCTGCAACATATAGTGTCCCCCGAAATCCATTATACACCATATAGTAAACGGACATAAAAAAGCCCGCTAGTGCGGGCAATGCGTCTCTACGCTGGAAATTTGTATCTAACTATTTCAAGTGGCGGCTCGTCATTATCATCAAGCGGCACTATGCTGTAGTCAAATAATATCGCCATGTCTTTCTCGTGTCGGTTAGCCATAGCGTGTGCGGCTTTGACTGCAATGATCGTGTCCTCAATCTCCTCGCTGTCCATTTGTGCAAGCCGTTTCGTAAATCCCTCTAAAGTCAGGATGTCCGTCCCTACCATTTGTTTGCCCCCATAAGTCTACGAATTCGCAGTAGATGTCTTGTTGCGCTACCGCATCGTCGTAATCACTGCGCCCTACTATCCCCAGAATGAACACCAATAAAATCATGCCCACCAGAATTACTGCATAAGCGTCCGTTGATAATTCCTTCATACAAACCCCTCACTTTTGGATTCTTGCGTAGCTTCTCTAAGGCTACGGTTTCGATCTGCTTTACCCGCTGGCGTGAGATACCCATAACTGCGGCTACCTCTGTCAGTGTCATTTGCTCGCTAAACTTGCTCATTTGCCCCCCAGCGAAGGGCCGCTATGCGGCCACTGCCTCATTTATAACTGCGGCTTTTGTAGGCCGCTTGAAAAAACCAAACTTAGCGTCTTTGTCTGATGCTGTCACCGTAGCGATGAACGTAATGCGGCTCTCGCGCTCTGCGTCATCAAGGCTAGAAGGCACTGAACCCCATACGCGAAAGCCACGATCATCCTGCACAAGCATTTTGAGTACATCACCGTACATAGACTCTTGAACCTTAAATGACAGCACCGTGCCAGTGATTACAACGCGGCCTTCTGGTGCATCCTCGCCAGCCTCATGCGCCGCATCACGCTCTGCGCGTTGTGCATCGCGTTGCTCTTGAGCGTACTTTTGCAATCTAATCAGATCGCCTACCAGCTTTTCGCGGATAGCTTCGCAGATATCCTGCGGGCAGTGCGAAACAGTGACGTAGCGCATTGGCTTGCCGTGCTTGTCACTAAACACGCGCGAAGCGTAAACGCTGACGATCTCGCGAGTCACTGCTGATAGCTCTTGCCACTGCGTCATAAACTTGTCGGCACGATCAGCAGGAACGACAAACTTAGTCTCTTCTCCAAACGCACCTAGAGCGACACTTTCGCGCTCTTTAGGAAAGGGCAAATACTGGCCTGCAAGGTAAGCCGCCTCGAACTCATTGTCGCCCTCCTGCCAAACCCAGACATAGCCATCGCAAGGCGCGTGTAAGCGGCCGGACTTTTCAGAAAAAATAGGCTCTGCACCTTCGTTGCGATTAGCCGCCGCACGTTGTAGGCGAGTGTCGTAAGCCTTAACGCCACGCTGACGCGCAACCTCGTAGTCTGCGATGCGATTTTCTAAAAAATTAAAAAAGCTACTCATTACCCTTCTCCTCGTTAAAGGCCGCTTATGCGGCCAGTTGTGATTCGAGCGCCTGAAAAATATTGCGTCGATACTGAACTTCGTTGCCTTGACGCGAGATTGATACAAAGGCACCGACAGCCGCGTCACCAAATGCGTATGCTTCGCCGCGAGCTTCGCTCTCCATCTCGTGCAACTGCTCCTGCGCGTCGTCGAATGCAATTTCAGCCTTTGTCAAAGTTGCCCAAAAATCGTTGTTGATTGCGTCTTTCATGTTTTCTTCCCTTCGGTTAGTGGCTGTGCGTCAGCCGATGTAGGTAATTTACAAGCGCATTTATCCCTTTGCAACACTTATTTGCCTTTTTTTGATAATTATTTGGGGGAATGGGCGCAATGTGACAATCGTGACATTTTCAATCACCCGTAATGACGGGCAATCTCTGCAATGAATTGATCTTCGTTTGGGTGGCGCGACAGGCGCTTGAGGTAGGTTTCCTCGTCAACGCCTTTCTCTCTGCCTAGTCGAGCAAGTAGCTCTGTAATTTTGTCAGTAACGACGATGTGATGCCGCTCTGCAAAAAACTGCCGTTGGCTCTGTACACACATGACAACACTCCTCTGTTGCCCTGTAATTATAGCATAGAGGCAATCAGTTATACGACACGATCACGTAGTCAGGGTTTTTCTCTTTCTTGCGTACTTCTTCGCGGTAGTGCTTGGCTATCTCATCGCGTACGGCTTTGTTCTCTTTGAGGATGCCCCTGCACTTCTCAGTCAGTATCTCTAAATGGCCTGCTCCTAGCTCAAGCTCTAACCACCCTGCAAATGCTAGAGGCGATTCCGTAAACGCCCTGTGATGATGGTGGCAGAGGGTTACGGCGTTCATCATGCTATATCGCACAATTCGCCGTCGTCGGCCATATATGTGTGCGCACTCAAGTGACTGATCTGTTCCGCAAACCAAGCACGCACCATCTCTAGCCCGTACAGCTTTGCTAAACCAGATGTCAGCGTTAGTGCGTTTTATTGCCATAATAAGTCTCTTTAGTAAATTGTCGCTCGCGCAGTATGGCTTTTTCGCTGTGCCCACAGTCGCATGTCCAGCCTTCTAGTTTACCGCCTTGGCGCGTAAATTGCGGAACCATGTCTTTATGGCACTCAGTGCACTTCACGATCCAGTCGCCAGTCGTCAATAGTTGTAAGAAGCGCTGTGAGCCAAGACGTTGTAAAACTGTCAATATCGACATCTATTGTGATCCCCTCGGGGCAAGCCACCTCAATATAAACGTCAGTCAAGTCTGCGTTGCGCATGTTAGTTGTAGCCGCTGTGATTGCATCTACCCTACACACGACTGATCCGCCATCAGGCAGAGGCATCGAAATAATCGGCATCTTTTCCATTACAGCCTTGGCCTAATTGTCGTGCGGTGTACTTCTCCCTGTAGCTTATCGTAGGTGATTACCTTAGCGCCACGCATCGAATACCACCCACCGCGAGCCTCGTATGACGAACGTCCAGTGAGCGATGGATGGAGTTCTGCAATAGCGCCGCCCTCTTCTACTATCCGCTCATGGTGCAGATGCCCCGAATGGATATAGCAGAAGTCACTAGCCCCCCACATAGAGCGGAATCTTGGTTCGCTTGCAAACAGCTTGTGCAGACTAGCAAGTTTCATCTTATGGCCGTGATGGAAGCCGAGCATACATTTACCGTGCAGATAGGCGTAATACGGAAACGGGTTGTCGATCACCTCGACGCGGCTACCCTCGAAAAGGTGCTTGATGTACTTGCGGAGCCATACGCTCGAGCTGATGTCGTGATTACCCTCTGCAACCACCACTACAACGCGCTCAAATCGCGCCAGCATCATTTTGACAGCTTCCCTAACTATCGACATGGCTACGTCAACGATCTTTGTGTAGCGCGTATCAGCGTCTAGTACGTGAAAATTTCCGCTGGTGACTGGCTGAAGGTTGATGCCGTCGAAGTGAATGAAGTCCCCTAGTATGTTTAACATCCCTGTTTTCGAGTTAGGGCAAGCCGCTAGCATGTCGTGCATCGCGTTTAGGAATATGTCTGCTGCTATCTTGGTGTCAAAGTTATCACCAGTCTCCGCCTCCCAACAGGCACTGCCCACATGAAAATCCGTAACCGTCAACAAACTCAGTAGCCGATCATCGCTTCTCTTTGGCGGCTTGGTAGGCTTAAACGGCTTAACAAGTTCAAGGCTGTTTTCCATGCGCTCGATTAATAGCTCAAGTTGCCGCTCTTCGTCGCTCTGACTTTTCACCCACTGGCTAACGGGTTTCCCGTCAGTGTACAGCGTAGAGACGCCACGAATTTTAAAGCCATCAGGCACAGGGTGCGTATAGTCGTGTTCTGGACTGTAGCCCTTTTTCGCGGCGGACAATTTCACAGTCTCTACGTGAGTGACTACCGTGCTTCGCGAGATTTTAAGCTCTTTAGCTATTTCTCGCTGGCTCTTGCCTTCTTCTACTCGGCTGATTATTTCTTTCTGCCTTTCGGTTTTGCAAAACTGTAATAGGCTCATGCCTACCCCCCCAGTTTGCTGTACTCCGAATTTTGAGGTTTGGTGAGTTTGACGCCAAGATCAATGCACCATGCCTCTACTTGTTGCATGAAGTATAACATTTCTCCCCTGTCTAGCGTCGAAGTACCGCGTACCTGTGCGGGTATCGTCGTATTGCCGACATCTACGTCCTCAGTGCCGAGGAATTTGTATTTAAGCATTAGCTTTAAATCATCCTCTGTACCCGTAAACCCACCGCGCTTTTTAAAGTGCCGTGTCATATCCCGACACCAAACGTGAAACAGATCATTTTGACTCAGCGAGCGCCGTGGCTTGTACTCTTTCACCTGCCATGAAATAGGTTTATCCCAATTCCATTCGTCCTCTAGAAATTTCTGAAACGCTTTCATGCGATCCTTTATTTCTATCGGATCTTTTATCAACCAGAACTCGCCCATCATCGCGTTACCTTCTGCCCGTCAAACGTCACGTACTGCCCATACTTCTCAAGGCATGACTGCCTAAACGCTTCGCTTTGACAGAAATCGTGAGTCAAATCGTCTAATTGAGTCCAAGTCTTAAGCGGCTTCTTGCCCGTGGCCTCTTGCTCTTGCTGTGCAAACGGGCTTCCGCCTTTTTGGTTTGCGCGTGACAGCCAGCTCTGACAAAAGCGAGGCATTCCCCGCACTGTTTTGACGCGAGTAGGGTTAGCCTCTAACCATGTCGCCATGACATTTAGCTCGGCAAAAATATCGACATCAGGAAAAGCGTGTTGCCAGCTCAGTAGTTGCTCGTCTGTTGGTTGCCAATCAGTTCCATTCTTGCAAATCATTTCTTGCCCACCTCTCCCATATCTCAAATTGCTGTTTAAGTGTTTCTAGCGTTCCGTTTCGGCGCTTGTAAACATGGTTCTTGTGATAACGAAGGTAATAGAACACCTCCATCGTTTTAGAGTCGCCATATACTAGGAACACGGTGAAGTCGTCTCGTTGCATCAGACTGCGAAACATTCGCTCTTGTCCGCCTGTCACTTCACCGCCTACGCCTTTCCACTCCATAAGCAAAAACTTATTGTTGATTTCGGTTATTGCGTCGATGTCAGAAAATGCAATTTTCCCCGTAAAGCATTCTGCGAAAATTTCGATTTTAGGATGGCATTCAGTTAAATAACATCCGTTGCTTTTACACTGCCACCGTATTGGATTGTATCCGTTGTCCATACCCTTACCCTTTTTTTAGACAATAGGGATCATTAGAGGCGGTTGTTGCCCTATACAAGTATCCTAGCTAGTCCATTCAGTTCTACAGTATCAGTGCAGATTCATTTACGGCTCTGCCAAACCGCGCCCTTACTACTTGGCAACATAACCACTGTTTATCCCCGCCTCTAAAGGTTCGAGAACTGATTCGGCTTTCGTGAGCGACTGCACCTGCGACAGCACTATTTGACTAGGCTCGACTAGGCACACATAAGGTAAGAATAGGTGAGATAGGTGTACAGACAGCTAGATTGCTGTACAATTCTTCCTATCCTTTTTGCGTGCAAGCTCAAGGATACCTCTTGCGTCTACCCTTCCGCAAGTGGCTAGCCCCGTTTCCTCGACGGGGCTTTTTTTTATCTGCCTAATTTCTCAAACTCATCCAACGACAAGTTGAGTCTGTTGGCTAACTGAACGACAAGCGAAAACTTCATGTCGTCCTTATGCCGCCATCTACAGACAGCGACATTCCCAACACCGAACTCCTTTGCCAGCTCCTCATTGCTGACGCCTGCCAGTGCTTGCGCCTTCTTAAGTGCGCGGCCTGTGCTAGAAGGGCAAATCATCGTCTAGCTCCTGTACCTGTAGTGACTGGCGAGCCTGTTGCATACCCTTGTTATGCACCTCGTCCTTTGCCGTCGTGCTGAGAGACATAAACGTGTTGCCGTTCTTGTCTTTCTTGAGCCACGCTGACAGCCAAAACTCTGCGCCATTGCCATCGGTGTAGCTACCCTTGTAGTCAGGGTGCGTTTCCTTTTCCTTCCTGTCGTTCTTAAACAGGACGCCTCGGTTGCTGTTGTCATACTCCATTTTACTTCCCTCCATTCGGGTTTTGCTTCATGCACTTAACTTCGTGCGTTGTGAATACCCCGCCCTTCGTATAGGCGCGGCTAAACTTCTTCTTAACCTCGTTGGGTGTCTCTTCAATGATGCACCGCAACGTCTCCCACTCCTCATTCGCTACTGCTGACTTAATGCTGGCAACGAAATCAAAGTGCTCGTCGATGGCGTGTATGTACTCAATAAACTCGCCGTCGTTCTGCTGGCTGATAGCGTTAGCCACCTCATCGGCGCTTGCTATCTCCGTACCCATCAGATCACGGTGTAGGAAGGCCACAGCGCGGCCACAGGCGCTTGTCTCGCAAATCTCGAGTGATGATGTGCCATGGAGCCTAGACGCGTCCCTGCGCTCCTCAGCCCATCCTGTGGACACTAGGCGGTTGTCTGAGTCGTACACCTTGGAAACCATAACCACGCGCTCATCGTCTGCTGACACCAGCTCAGTGACTAGGGTGTGATTAGGAAACTTGTCACGGAAGTCGGCTACACGCTTCGCAACTGTCTTGTACTCCTTGCCGTGGATTTTAACTACGCCATCGCTCATTAGATGCCTCCCTGATTTTCGTAGTCATAACAATCGGCATAGCCAGCGTTGTACGCATCTCGCTTGCCCTCTGAGTGCCTGATGCCTTCCTCGCAGTCAGTCCACCCCTTTATGTAGTCCTGCTCTGCAAGCTCTAGGTAGTCAGCCATGCGCGCATCCATTGCCGCCTCTTGTAAGTGAAACGTAGGCGGCTTGCGGATAGACAGGTTACGCAACTGGCCTACCAGCGAATCCAGCTCATCAAGTAGCTCTGACTTGATTGGCTGTGGCTCTACAAACTTTTTCATTAACACCCTCCTTACTGTCGTTCGAGATCAAGCACGTCGCCGATCATGGCATCGTAGATTGCTCTCAGTTGAATTTGCGACTGGCCCTGAACATCGGTTAGCCCGTAGTCCTGATCGGCCTTGATAAGCTCCGCTAGAGCCTCGTCGAGTTTGTCCAGAATCTCGCTGTACTGAACGATTTGATCGCCAAGGTTTATTTCTTTTTCATATACACACATTGTGCTTCTCCCTTCAAAGTTCCACATGGAACACGTACAGAATACACCCATCTGGGCAATGCGCAAGCCCGAATAGATAAATTATTTGCATTTATTGTTAAAGTGGTGCAGAGTGTCGCCTGTCAACTGAGAGGAGAGATGACATGCAAAATCGAGTAATTAAGATGAAGCCGCGCAAGTCCGTATGGGATCGTGTGGCACGTAGCGCCCTAGTCCTTTGCTCTAATGAGGAATGGCTGGCGGTAATCAACGAGGCTCAGGACAGAGGCATCATCCCGCGTGAGACACTCATGCGAGACATTGTAGCTTTTAACGAGCGTGCTAGTGAGTTCGACGGTACTGTGCGGGAGCTACTGGCTCAGCCGTAAGTCCACATTACTGGGGTAGTGGTGCGCATATCGACATGCACAAAACCACCACTATGCGAAACGCCTATGCCAGCGAAGCCCATGTCGAGGGCTTCCTTTACTAGCTTCATACGTTGCACACTGTCAGCGACTGCAATGTCACAGGCGATCCCCTTTGTGTGCGTGCCTCCACCATTTGATTTGTTGCGCTCGGCAGAGTGTTTGACGCTTCTGTAGCCAGAGGTAATTTTAAATGGGAAGCCACAACGCTCGCGTAGCTCATCAAGCGCCCACATGAATTCGGGCTTCATATCGCACTCTTGCGTCTCACGGCACCTCATCTCCGCCGTCGTGAACCATTTATACGTCATTTGCCTTTCCACTTAGTAAGTCCCCGAACTCCGACGCTAGACGCCACAAGTGCCGCAAGCATTGCTCGGTAGTAGTCAGGCATGGTTTCCAAGACTTCGAAACCGTCACGAACATAAGGGACAAGAGGTGGTATGAAACAAGCAATAAGAGGAATGCTAAACAGCAAGCTAAAAAACTCATCGCGCCAACTATTATTTGCATTGTTAGCATGAATATTTTCCCAATTCGCGTCCTGCCGAATTGTCTCAATTTTGCGCTCATGTACTGCGCGCTTTTCTTCAGACTTTCTTTCAAAGTGTCCCCCAACTAAATTAACGACAGGGCCGATCAGTGCTTGCCACATTAGTAGTCCCTTATCAGTATCAGATCAAAATTAGCCGTTACGCTCGAATCGTTAGCGCTGACGTTATCTACCTGCACGTCAATGTCGGTTTTTTCTCTAAACCGTAGCGGCGCTGTAAAGTCATAACGATAGTGGCCCGAAGTTTCAGCCATGTGAGTGATTCTAAATGGCTCTCCGTTTATTCTGCGCGTGTATAGCATCACCGTGCAGTCTTTCTTTGAGTCGATAGTTACGTCGAAATTAATTAGATACCCTGAATACCCAACGGGTACAGTGTAAACAGCCATAAGCGACTGTGCATCGCCTGCCTCAATCTGAGCTACGACAGTGCCCGTGCCAGACGTAACCCGCGCAGTGATCGTGCCAACATTGAGATCGTCGTATGTCATACGAAAAACGCGAATGAACGAGTTGGTAGTGGCTACCGCTGTTTGGCCGTTAAGCGTTACCGTTTCGGACTGCTCGTTGTAGTCAGCATCTAGGCCCTCAATCGTTAGCGTTGTCGTGTCTAAAGCGCTAGTCGATATTACATAGATTGTCTGCGCTGTTGCTAACGACGCCCAAGGATACAGGCCGCCGCCGCTCCATATACTTTCAGGATCGGTGTTCTGATCTATGTCGAAGTTTGCGCCGAACTTGTGGATGATCTTGCTGTTAGGGATGACACCGCGAGCGATGTCCAAGTACATAGCCGTACTCGGGCGGTGAGGTGAAAACTGAAACATTATCGGATGAACTCTATAACGCCAATCACTAACGGGATGACAGTCATAATAACTATGAGCTGACGGTTCATCGCGGCATCTAGCTTATCGAAGCGGACGTTATGTTCATCAAGCTGGCGCTGGATGTTCTCGTATCTGATCAGGCACTCTTTCTCGTGCGCCTCTAGTTTAATCAGTGCTTCCTGTGCCACATCCATCTCATTTACCGCCCTTATCAACAATTAACCAAATTAGAAACCCCACAGGGAATGCTCCAATTATAACAGTAAGAACCGCTAGCATTTGATCTTTCAGTCTCTTTTGGTTGTAGATCGTCAGCTCACGTTCTCGGCTGATAGTCTTTTGTAGCTGTCTAAACTCCTCTAGGCCATCATCGCCATAGGTATACTTAATTAGCATAACGATTTCGCGCCTTTGCGCTCTCAGCTTTTGCTGTCTGGCAAAGCGTTCTAAGGCTTCAGCCTGTACACTCTTAGCGAATACCACCTTGCGGAAGGGCGACGGATCTTTCTTGTCGCACTCCATCGCGTCGCTGTAATGCCCCCACCAAACGCCAATTTGCGACAAAACATCGTGCGCCTCTTTTCCAGCCGCAACCATACTTTTTACGGTGCTATACGCCTTTACGCAACCAGCGGCGGCGGTGACAGGATCAATCATAAAAAAGCCCATACGATGATGGGCTATTTTACCACGCGGCTACTATTGCAAACGATAAAAGTTTTACAGCCAAACTCTCATAGGTGTCTCAGGTGTAACACCGTGCGATGTATCTAGTGCCTCTACAGTCTCACGTACAGCATCTCCCACGAGTCGGATGTTAACGTGCCAGCCTGCCATTGGTGCCATCTCAGGGTACTCGTTACCCTCGTCGTCAGTCAGCATAGTGCCTGTAGGCTCGTGTAGCGTCCCTACAACGTCGATAGCGTAGTCATGGCTATGAGTCACCATGTAGGGATCACCGTCCTCTACCTGCGTTTCTACGCCTTCCTCGTCCACGTTAGTTACGTAGTCCTGTCGGTAGAAGTCAGCCAGCACAGTAGGCATATCTGACTCAGCGCTCAGACGTAAATAGAAGTCTACTTTTGGCGCGTCAATTACTTCTTCGATTACTTCTTCTGTCATGTCTAATTCCTATGATGTTAAGTCAACGAGCTGGGCGTTCGTGAGTCTTCTGGGGTAGTACTTGATTGACTTGATGTGGCCGTTCATTCGGCCTCCTCCTCCGTTAAAGTTAGAACCGACATATACCGTGGTTATTCCGTCAGGAACTGTCCCTACTGAGTCCGTTAAACTTACTGAGTTATTTACAAGTAACTTAAAATCATTTTCTTTAAAAGCAAAAGCTACTTTGTACTGAGAGTCATAATCGTTGAATGTGTTTTGTGCTGATGTTTGCACAACGCCGCCATCAGTAACAGTCATGCGAATATTGTTGCCATCGTTTACATCAATTCTTATTCTGTTGTCTGATGTTCCGTCCGACAGCACTACTACTCTGGGATCAGTTGTATTTCCAGCTATGTTTTGCGCTACGGCAAACAACGTCCCAGCACTCTGGTTATACCCAAAGTCAGCCACGGGGATAGACGCTACATCGGCAGAGCGTGTTACAGTTGCCCCTGTAGTCTTTATGTAACTGGTGGGGAAGCTACCTGCTTCTAGTTGAGCGCCCCAGACGTAAAGATCAGATGTCCCGTCTCTATTGGTGTTGAGAAATAGATTGTCGCCTTCGCACAAATAAATATATAACTGCCCAGTCGTATCTACTGCGTCTGTTGTAAATGTTACGGAGCAACGGTACCAGCCATTAGGAAACTCTTCGATAGCACCAGATAATCCAGAGCCTTGCGTTCCAACTACCCCACTGTCTAAATCAAACCAAACTCTTCCGTTGTTTGGTGTAGTAAATTGAATAACACCCAAAGCCATCCAGTTTAGCTGGCCCTTTTTTCCAAACACTGAATATGTGTAGGTTGTGGATGTGCTTACGGTAACAGGTTCAATAAGTGTTACAGCCGCATTAGTTCCTTGGTTATTATCTCTAGCTTTTGTTGCTGTTAACGTTCCGTCAGGAGCAAGAATTTCGTTTGGATCGGAAAAGCCCGTCCACTGACTAAAGTCTTCAGAGTAAGCAACCAGATTAGTCCTAGACTCCTCCACCAGCAGTCCCAGCCTGTTACCGTCTGCATCGTACTCTACACGGGGGACGCCGTCTGGATGCTCGAATAGCGTTAGGGTGCCGTCTGGTTGATCGAAGAGGACTTCTTTGACGCTGATGTTGTCTAGGGTTACGGCTGATCCGTTGTTACCTAAAATGTTTAATCGAGTTCCTCCTGATTCTCCTACAATGTTAAAAACAAGCGTTCCTGTGGAGTTAATATTAGTTCCTGTTGAGTAACTAGCGTGGTAAATCCGAAATGTGCCAGTAAGTCCAGAAACGTCTAAAGACACTTTATAAATTTTACCGACATCAAGATCCATAAATTGGTAGAGTGCTGAATTTCCATACACTCCGTCGCCACCGACAAGCGTTGCAACACCTCCGCTGATTGTCCAGTTTGTGCTGACTCCCCAGTCACCATTGTCGCCTAACTCAAAATCTCCATTGTTTACAAGCTCAGTCCCATAGCTAACAGGGCGCAACGCATGGCCTTTAGAGGCTCTGGTAAACGTCAAGAGATCAGAGTAGTTTGAAAATTGCTTAGTCATCTCATTCACTCCAGTCGTTCACGATAAAGCTGTTAGTGCCAGTGCCTTCAAAGGTTAGGCTCAGGCTTGGCTCTAGGCTTGGGTTGGTAGCTTCGACAATACCAGTGTCTCCTAAGTCCTTATCCCAGACACGGAAGGTGCCGATGGTTCCTTGGAAGTTATAAGCCAGTTCCAAATCAGCAGACGACAAGTCAGCCAAGGCAGTCGGCGTTGTGTCTGCTGTGAGAGCTACGCCCTCAGTTGCACCATTTACGAAAGTAGAGCCGTGACGTGACGCTACATTAAAAGGTACAAGCACATCAGGTGAGTAATAGGTAGCGGCGGTAGATACAACATCAACGACACCGTTTTCTTGTTGGAAAAAACGCATTTGCCCTGTTCGTGTCGAAGCGGTATCTAGATACGTTTGTATTCTATTTTGTGAGTCAGCAAACCACCGATATTGCATAGTTTCGTCAGTGCTATCAGTATCAGCATACGTTACACGACCCTCAGTAGCGATGGAGACTGACAGGGGGTTTATCTCGCGGACGCTGATGTTGTCGAATATTGCACTAAACCCAGATGTGGATGATCCCGTGTACAACGTCCAAAAAGTTGTTGTTGTGGTAGGTGTGAAAATAAAAGAAACAGTAGCGTCAGAACTATGAGCGACACTGTAGTACTCAGCACCACCGTTACTAACCCCCAGCCTTACAATAGGGTTTCCTTCTCCAGAAACTTTAACCACATCAAACGATGCTTCATATACTTTACCGATCTCAGTAGTAATACTTTGACGGGCTGTTCCTTGTGAAGAACCAGAATTTTCTACTTCTAAGCGTTGGTTGTTAATAGATAAATTTGCATTACTGGCAATCCAATCATCTAACGCACTAGCGTCGTCGAATGTTCCGCTGTCTACTAGTTCAGAACCTATGTACTGCGGCGTAGGCCACGGTAGGTTAGCCGATGGGATAGTGAAGGTTTCTGCGGCGCGTGTGACAGACGAGCCAGACGTTGGGATTAGCGATGAAGGTGTGGAGCCTTTTTCAAACTGTGCGCCATAGATCAGGATGCTAGAGGTTCCGTCAAGAGAAACACCACTTGATCCGTTGTCTGTTACGTAAATTGCTACAGCGCCATTCGTGTCGGCGCTATCGGTTGTGAATGTAATTGCACATCTGTACCAGCCGTTACCTACATCTTGAATTGTTGGCGTATGATCTGGCGTTCCGCCAAAGGCCGAAAATGTGCCGTCAGTTAAGTTAAAAACATATCCATTAGTGCTAGGCGTGGTAAATCCTGATGTATAAAGCAAAACTTCGTCTAGCTGATCTTTTTTAGCATACAACGACAGGGTGTAATCACTTGAAGTATCAACAGTGACAGCCTCCGCTAAAGACACACCTCCAGATCCAGTAGAGCCATCGTCTATCAGTTTAACAGCGGAATTTGATTGTCCGTCTGGGCCAACAGAATCTAACGAAAGAGTCCCCACATTAGATCCAGCAGTCCACGCAGAGTTTGTAAAGTCGTTTGAATAAGTCAGCAGATTAGCCCTAGACTCAGACTCCGCCAGAAGCCCCTCATTTGCCCATGCAGAGCCGTTGTAGACGTGGTGGCCTATACGGGGTAGGTACTTAGCAGAGGACGTTGTAGGGACGTATGAGTCCCCACGATCAGGGTTGTTCACCATGCCGCCTAAGTCTGAGCGGTAAGAGCGAAGACGAGTAACAGTAACGCTTTCAGTTCCATCAGGATCAATAATTCTGTGTATACCCGATACCTCAGACAAGCCCATTGTAAGATAGCCATTTAAATCAGTGCCATCTAATTCAAACTCAATAGCGCATAAAAACCCTGAAGAGGTAGCTGTAATTGTTGCTGTATGTTGCGATGCCTCTGTATTCACAGAGCCGCTTTGAATATCAAATACGCTTACTCCATTCGCATTCGCATCAAAAATTTGAGTTTGTAGGGTAAGGTATTGAACGGTAGTGCTTGTTGTTTCTACTGCAAAAACATACGTCCCTTTTTGCGTAAAGGTTGTTAGAACACGAGCATAGGGCGTTTGATTGCCTGATTGAGCCGTGGCAGTCAAAGTATTGTTTGATGTCCACGATGCGTCGTTAGTGCTTGTAAGAGACGATGATGGATCTTCAGAATACGTCAGTAGATTATGTGGCGCCCATTTGATAACAGGCATCTCTCGAACGCTTACGTTGTCTACATAAAAGGTAGCCGTGCCGCCTCTGAAGCCCAACTCAAAAGTGGATGAGTCAGCAATATAAACGTATTCATAATTGCCACTTGTTGAGTGCGATTGAAGCGATTGTTCGCCGTCCATAAGCGAAGGAGTGCCGCCGGAAACGTCTATCAATGTGAAGGTGACAATGTATGTCTTACCTGCTTCAACAGCTACGTCTTGGCTTAACGCAACAGTGACGCTTGATCCGCTGTCGTATGATGCGCCCCTGCTAGACCAAACCCAACCCGCTCCTGACCAGCCATCAATGCTATCCGTAAACGAACCATTGGTAACAAGCTCAGGCCCATAGCCGTCCGTCATAGTGGCATTGGTAGTACGTGCGTGGGTTATGGCTCCATCAAAGTTGACGGTCTGGTTCTTGTCCTTCTGATAAAAGTTATCAATGAAGTCAAAGACAAGACCGGGGTTGTCAGAACCAACAGAGTATTTAGATATTCCTCGCCTAATAGACGTAGCTAGTCTGTTAAGCCTAGAGCCAAAAAACATTAGTCCATCTCCGATACGTAAGCTGTGCCTGTGCTTCCGCCAGTGATAAAGCTAATGGTGTCTCCTGAATAAGTGTGGATGAACTCTACAGTGTTAGAGGGAATGTAATAGTCGCTAGTGGTAGCTGTGCCTGAGACGCTGATGTGTACGTCTACAGTGGCAACAATACGTGTTACCCGTTGTGAAATAGAAGTAGAAGAAGCAGCAGAGCCTGATACGGATACTGTCTGAGTAGCTCCCGGACGTAAACACTGGATAGGCGCTGAGTTAGAATCTTTAGCTAAACGTGACATGGATGTTCTCCTGAGTCAGAAAAGGTAAAGGGGCCATTGCTGACCCCTTGAGTTTTAGCTTATGCTTAGTTTGGCAGAGCCAGAACAAAACCAGCTTCAGGACGGTAGCACTCGACACCGTAGAGAGTGTCAGCAGTGTACAGAGTTGACAAGTGCTCCTGCTTGTACTGAGTCTGTGAACGTACAGACATTTGCTCTGCAAGAACAATAGCGTCCTTGTGGAACAAGAGTCCAGCACGTACTTCAGGACCAGCGCCGTTTTCAGAAGCTAGTTCAATAACTTCACAGTTAGAAGACACGTATACGTCTACACCGTAAAGGTTACCGATAAGGCCGCTTGCAACTGGCTGACCGCTTACGAAGTCAGAAGACACGTAACGTGAGATACCAAGGATCTGGTTACGTACTGAAGGTGGGATTACAAGGCAACGGTTGTCCATTGGAACGTCGTTGTCGTCCATCTTCTGAATCATGTCACGGAAGAAGTCGTCAGTAAATACGTCATCAGCAATAACCCTGTCTTGAACAAAAGCTGAAGTACCGTCAGTAGCGTCGTTGTAGAAACAAGAGCTATGTACGTAGCTTGCAGGAAGACCCGTGTGCAGTACGTTACTAGAACCTGCGTTAGCATTAGCACCGTCAATACGGAAAGCTGTAGCAACTTGGTGGAGGTCAGTGTCAACTTTCTTAGCAAGCGCATAACCAGCGTCTTCAGTATAAAACTGACGGAGGCTGTTGAGTGCCTGTACTTCTACGATGTCCTCAATCAGACGAGAGTACTCAAAGTGACGATCAACGTCAATTGTGATTTCGTCTTCAGTGTTTGCAATTACAGTAACTGCAGTGTCAGCAGACTTAGCGTTTGCGTCAGCACGGACAGGTACTGGGACGTGAATGCGGTCACCCTTCTTGCCAGACATTGCAATCTTCTTGACAAGCGGTGCCATCTTGAGGTTCTTCTGGTAAGCAGCAATTACCTCGTCACTCCAGATTTCTGGAATAAACGCTGATGCTTCGGTCTTCGCTGTAAACGCTGCTGCTGCAGGCGAAGAAGTGTATGTTGTAGTAGCCATGTTAATCTCCTAATAGATTATTTGACACGACCCTCTGCGTACGCTTGTAAGATTTCTTCGGACAAGCTTTGGTAACGCTCTGGGTCAGTTCTCATTAGTTTAATAATGTCGGCCCTGCGATATACCTTCTTACGACTTCCTTCAGCACTGCCTCTGGCGTTGCCTGTGTTAGCTGCCTTGAGTTGTTGCTTACGCTCCTGTTTTTCAACATTAGCGGTCTGCTTTACTACTTGCTTCCGTTCTTTCCAGAGTGAGAAGAGTTCGTCAGCAGAGTCAGCATCGTACCCTTGGTCAGCGGCTACAAACAATTGAGTCCTAATCTTAGAAGTTTTAATCCACTCAGCAAACTTAGGATCAGCTAAGATCTCTTGCATGTCTGGGTGTTTATTATTAAGCGTAGCCAGTGCAGCCTGTTGTTTGTACTGCGCTGAGTACTGCTCTGCTTCTTTAATCTTAGGGTGGTTCTCAATAGCCTTGTTGACAGCACCTTGCGGATCTGTAAAATAGTCTATATCGTCTTCAGGCTCAACGTATTGTTGAGGTGCTTGTTGTTGTGTCTGAGTACTAATGTAATCGTCTACAACTTTACGAAGTTCTCCTACTTCAGATGACTGACGACCTAAAAGCTTTTCAGCCTCTTGGTGCATCTGTACAACTTCTTCCAGAGACTTACCTTGGTACTTATCTGGAACTGCAGGTTGTTCTTGAGGTTGCTCAACTTCTTCGTGTTGAATCTCTTCTACTTCGTTTTCAATTGTGTCCACGTTGTCCTCTTCAGGTTGTGGATCTACAATCTGTGCTCTTGACATAATTAAACTCCGTGACTATAATCATTATGGAGATGTTTTATTTTTACCTGCTTTTTCGTGTTCCCTTACCCATTTCATGTGTGCTCCGGGGAATGTACCATCGGAACCGTTTAGGTGGAAAGACGGGGCAGATACCATCCTTGTAGAAACAGCGCCACAGGTCTTGCACCTACTTTCTGTGACTTCTGCTTTTACAAATTCTTCATGTACGTGTCCATTAGGACAACGAAAGTCAAATACTTTATACATACTCTACTTCTTTGTCTTCTGCTTCTGCTTGCTCTTTAGATGCTTCTATAGTTGACTCTAGGTTCAGTATAGTAGCAAAAGCAGCAACTTGGCCTTTTCTAAAGAAAAGTTCTTCAGAGTCTTTTACAGTCTGAATGTTAGATAACTGAGTAGTAGTAGCAGTGATTTCTTCTAAGAGTTGTTTGAAACCCTCGTTCTTAAAAAGACCAAGGAAGTTATCGTAATAAGTTTCAAGCTCTGGTGTCATAAGATATCATTCGTTAAACTATAGTATTAGTATAGCATACTTTTAAACAGATGTCAAGCATTTCTTGTAGATTTTCTACGTTTGCCTGAAGCTGTGACAGCATGTTTAATTTTAGCAGGTCCTGTTTTGCGTTTAGCTGATGACTTTTTTTCTGCTGCGGTCATTTTAGCAGCAACTGCTTTAGGTCTACAGGAGGGGTATGGGCGTTTCTTTTTCTCCTTCCCAGTACGTCCACAGGGTTTACCTGTCTTAACGTCTACCCACTCCTCCTTAAACCACTTAGTTAGTCCGCCAGTAGGTTTCTTCTTAGTTACCCGTTTACGAACTTGGTTTGGTTTAGGCATAAGTACCGCCTCTACGTTTGTACTCTTTAGTTAACCAGCCGGAAGCATAAGCACTAGGCCATACGTCAAACTTACGTTTAGCCTCTGCTTTGACTCTAGCGTACAACGCTTTGTTCTTAGGCGTAGGTCCAGACTTCTTAGGCTTGCTCTTTGCTTTAGCCATGACTACTTCTTCTTCTTTTTATTTTTTTTGTTAGTTGTAGTACGTTGACCACGTTTAGGTAAACTTACATTTGATTTATATCCGGGCATGACGCTCTCCTTACTTTTTATGAACCTTTTGGACTGCAAAGTTAGCTGACTTAGTTGCACCCTTGTGTGGCTTGTAGCCGTCTGTTGGGTCTTTCATCAGTTTGTATTCTTTACCAGCCTTCATCCAGTGATAGCCTTTAGGTGCGTTGACTTTCATAGTATCACCATTTCTTACACGACCAGTATCGTGCCGTTAGTTTACTAGGTGGATTAGTGTCACACTTGTGACGTGCTCTGAACGACTTACGTCGCGCTGGCTGGTCTTTCTTAATAGTCATCTTGGCGTCACCAAAGCGTATAGTCTTAGTCTTGTCGCCTTCCTTGGCAACTACTACAAACTTCTTCGTTGGGTGACTAGGCGTCCGCTTTGGCTTGTTGTACCCGCTTACGCCCGCTCGTGCTAGTTTTGGGTCTTTCGACTTTGGCATTACTGAGTTCCTCCACCTTGCGTTCCAATTCCTCCAAGCGGTCCCATTGGTCTTGAAACTGCTGGCTGATTTTGTGCGTTAGGAGTTGAAACTCTTTGGTTGTCATTAACATTAGTTTTACCTTCTATAGCTTTTTCTTTAAGGAGAGTATCAGCGATTTTCATACGTCGCTCAAACTCTTTATCTTCGGCGTCACCTTCACGAAGGTTTCGGGTGACAGCATTAATACGATCAATCTCAAGCTCCTGAGGCACTGCCTGAGCCTCTGCAGCCAACTTAGTAGCCCTAGCACTAGACTCTTGAGCCTGTGCTGCCAGAGCCGCTGTCTGGGACTGCTGGAACTGTAGTTGTGCTTGTTGTGCTTGTTGCTGCATCTGTTGTGCTTGAGGGTTAGGTTGCATAGCTTGGGCCATAGCCGCAAGTAGGTCTTCACGGTTAGACAAGTTCATGTTGTCAATAACAGACTGAATCAATGTATTGTACAACGGTGAGTCTTTGCCCATAGTCTGCAACAGTTGTACAAGCTGAGTTACTTCGTACTCACGAGCAATAATGCCCAGAGTAGAACTAGCGTTAAACTTGTAGTCAGCTACGGGGTACGACTCAGGGTCAAACTGCATGTACCGATAGGCTGCTTTCTTAACAAAAGGAATCAGGAAAGACTGTTGGAAGTTAATCAGGGTCCGCTTGTGACGTTTAATAATAGCGCCAAGAGACATACTGATACCAGCGGCAGTACTCTCGCCATTAACCTGACCTGCAATTCCTGCTGAGTCAACGGCTCCTGTTGCTTGCTGTACCATCTGCTGCAAGGCTCCGGCCTGAGCAAAAGTGATTTGATTGACTTGACCAAAGTTGAAAGGCTGAAGTACTTCACGAGGATCTCCGCTGGTTAGAATCATCTTACCGGGGCGTATCTCAGGTTTAGCACCTCGTGGTAGACGTGTGGCGTCAATAGCCATCATTGGGTGGATAGTTAGACTCAGGGCGTCAATTCTAGCTCGTAGCTCTGTGTCTAAAGCTTTTTGAGAGTTGTAACCTTTTTCACAAACACCACGACCCCAGAAACGTCCGGGTACTACGTCCCAAGGGAAAGCTACTACAGGACGATCAGACATCATGTAAGGGTTTGCTTCTGCCTTAAGCAGTACACCACCGTTAGCAATCACCACAACGGCCTCTACGTACTTTGAGTCAGACTCTTGGTCAGGTACTAACTCTTCGGTATCGTCCTCTGTAGAGCCTTCTAGAAGCTCTCGTGGCACTAAACCGTAGTACTTAGTCAGACGTACTTTGTCGTCGTTGTAAATGGTTATGTCTTGGTCAGGCTCTAAGTCAGTATCAGGAGCAGCAGAACCAACGTACACGTCATTGTACACTCCTTGTTCCTGCAACATTTCTACTTGGTGTTTGCTTACAAACTCATCAATAGCCACACCCAAAGCGTCATCAACAGAGGTTGCTACAGGATCAATTAGGAAGTTCTGAGGCAGTACAGGCTTAAGTTTTACCTTAACTCGTTCAGTAATGTTTACTCCTACTGCTTGTAACTCACCTCCCATAATAGGCTGAGTAGCAGGAGCCATTTCTTTCATTTCTTCAATAATGATTTCACCAACGCCTGTGCCAAAGACAGCAGCATTGATAAGACATTCAGCAACAGCTTTACGTACCATACAGTCTTCAAAGTCTTCCGTAAGCTTGTTACGTAAAAACTGTACGTCCTGTTTGTCAGTGTCACCCATGTTGTCACTAACGTCAAACCACTTGCCACGACCAAAGGTGGCTTCTTCTAGTTCCGCTACATTGGACTCAACAGCTTGTTGAAGTGCAGGAGAAATAATGCGGGAACGCTCAGACTTACGCTCAGAATCAGCAGGGTCCCACTGACCACGCCAGAGTCTATAATATTCTTCAAATTTTCCTTCATAATTGCTTTCGTAGTAGTCCCTCCAATTTTCACATTTAGACATGACCCATTCTTCAATAGACTCGTCAATCATCAATGGGTCTGTTTCGTATAGTTCTTCCATATTAATATCCCGCCACCACGTCTAAGATTTCGTGGTCCTCAATTTCGTAGTCGTAGTCGTACGCTACATTTGCCAGTTGGTCGATGTACGCCAAAGCGTCAATCAAGTCGTCGTGCGTCAAAGGGTCAGGGAACTGAAAGAGTTGGTCTAGAAATCTACTGTTCCATTCTCCTTTGTTTAATGTAATGTAGCCGTTTTCGAAACGACCTTGTAATGCCCACATTATTCTGTCGGTCTTCTTTTTGTTACCGTGGGTAAGCTCTTCTACTCTAAAGAACATACCGTAACGCTTTTGCATGTCCATCAAAGGAGACATTACAGCCTGTTTAGCAATACCTCTTTCGATTCCAACTGATACGGGACGGTAATCTCTAACGGCCTGAAATATCTTAGCTGCTGTTTCGTCAAGTGACCATCTACCGTATATGATATTGTCAACATACCAACCATGCTCATTGACCTTAACCACGGCGATGGCTGTGTCGTCAAGCTTGGAGTTCTTAGTCTTCTTTTTGTTGACTTCTTCAAAGCCCGCCAAGTCAACGGCAATGTAGTAATCTCCTACTTCCGGCTCATCTTCGCCAAACTTAACCCAATCTTCCTTAAACATCTCTGACCCACGGGCTTCAAACGACGCCATAAATTCTTGACGAAACGCATAAGAAGACATAGACCTTTTAGCAATGTCAATTTCACTAGGGTCCAGTAGTGGGTTATCATAAGAAGTAAAGTGCCAAGCTTTGTACGTAGGGTCATCATC